TCCGTCATTATGATGTCGAAGAAGAACAAAAACTTGTTCAATGCCTTCACAGGTATTGCGACAAAGTACAACGAAGTGAAGGGAACGAATCAAGCGATTGTTTCCGGCGCGGCGGATATGTACGTGTCCTTAACAAATAGGCTTGCCGCCTAGGGGACAAATACCTAGTAATGGGTATTAAGTAATTCCGTGAATTCGGTGGACATCCAGAACGGACAATACCGAGCCAAGCCCTTAAAAGGGAAGGTGTAACGACTAGGCGAAAGCCGTACCATCAAGTGATGGGAAGCGCGGGACTCCCGAAAGGGATGAAGAGATAGTCTGATCTGCATAGGAATATGCAGCAGCCAGAAAAGGCGGTTAGGGAATAACGACCTCTAGCGAACAAAATGCTTATGGCAATCATACGGTGAAATTGAACCGTTACATGCGCGATACTGCAGTATTTTGTATCGACCCTGAGTATATCTCGGTTGCTTACCTGGACGGCATCAAAAAGACTCCGATGGCTAAGACTGGCGATAGTGAGCGTTACTTGCTTACTTGTGAATACTGTCTGGTTGCGGATTCTCAGGATGCTCATGCTAACGTAGGTGGCATCGGGGTGTGATTAGTAACTAACCAAGGAGCAGGGGGGAAACCCCCTGTTTTACCAATGTCAATTTTCTTTGATTACAATCCAGACACAGGCGTTACAGAGACCTTCGACTACGATCCTTTAACTGAGGATGTAATGATTACCGCTAGTCAGGATGTAAGCGGTTTTCTGGATCACATGAACGAACTACGGAAAGACCCAGAATTTAGCAAGAAAGGGATGAAGGAAGAATGGTGGCTTTACGCATCAATCCCAACAGTAGTAGAAATTGAATTAAGGAATAAAGGCTTATGTTTGGAGAATAAAGACCATACAAAAGCCATCCTGAAAGAAATAAACACAAACTTTCCATATTTACGCGCAACGGAAAAATGGCATCGCTAAAAGACTCAGAGATTAAAGAAATACAAAAAGCTGTATTTGAACTGATACAGAAGGGTGAGTTAGAGGACGCAGCAAACGTGGTAGCTCCTTTACTTGAAAACGACCCGAACGATGCGATAGCCCTTAACTTTCTGGGAATTATCCATCTTGAATTGCAGAACTTCCACCTAGCCTACCAATATCTTAGAAGGGCTTTGCAGGAAAAGGTAAATATAGCGCCTGTATGGGTGAATTTCGGCCTTGCTGCTCACGAATTGGGCAGGAATGATGAGGCGTTAAAAGCCTACCTGAAATCGGCTGAGATCGACAATGAATATGTAAAGGCATACGTCAATGCAGCAGCTTTATTCATCGAAGAAGCTCGATGGGATGAAGCACAAAAGTCTTGTGAAATCGCCCTACAGATTGACCCTGAATCAGAAATGGCGAAGAAGAACCTTGCTCATGTTCACTTAGCCAAGCACGAATGGACGCAAGGCTGGAAGTATTGGGAACTCAGTCTGGGGAATAAGTACCGCAAGGAATGGATATACGGAAAAGAAAAGCGATGGGATGGTGCTAAGAACCAGGCTGTTGTGATTTATGGAGAACAAGGTCTTGGTGATGAAATCAATTATGCTTCATGTATCCCAGATGCTATCAAGGATTGCAAGAAAGTAATTGTAGACTGTGACCCTAAGATAGCCAAACTATTAAAGAGGTCTTTTCCTAAAGCTGATGTTCATGGAACCAGGAAGGATGCTAAACCTTACTGGCTGGCAGAAGCAAGGATAGATGCAAGATGCGCTATTTCAAGTTTACCGGGATTTTACCGTAACAAGGATGAAGACTTCCCTGGTACACCTTACCTGAAGGCTGATCCTGAGTTGGTCAGAATGTGGAAAGGACTATTTTCCGAGTGGGGTAAGCCTGTTTACGGACTTTGCCTGCATGGTGGTTCTAAGTTGACCGGGGCAAGCTGGAGAAAACTACAACCGGAGGACTTTTCACCTTTATTCGCATTAAAGGCTGAGTTTATCTCTTTGGACTATAAAGGCCATCTGAAACACCCGAAGATTCGAGAGTATCAATGGGCTACCCAATGCGATGATTATGACCTTACCGCCTCTTTGATAGCTGCTTTGGATGGGGTTATAGGGGTTAATACTACTGCTATTCATTGTGCTAACGGGTTGGGAATACCGACTCATATCCTTGTCCCGACGAAGAAGCAATGGCGATACGAACCCGCTAAGGATGGGTCTTATGTATGGAGTAAAACGGCTAAACTCTACCAACAGGCAAAAGGTGAATCGTGGAGAGAGGTAATCAAGCGGGTCAAGTTGTGAAAAGGGCTAATATTATCGCCCCAGATGTAGAACCTGGAATTCATCTTAATATCGGATGTGGCGCAAAGATATGGCCGGGATTCGTAAACATCGACTTCCCTGGTAACTGGTCTGGACTTAAACCTGATGTTGAATGTGACGTAAGAGAGTTACTTTTGCCGGACAATTATGCCGATTCAGCCTATGCCATTCATGTATTTGAACACTTCTACCGATGGGAAGCTGACAGCGTTTTGATTGAGTGGCGCAGGGTTCTAAAGGATGGTGGGATGTTAATACTTGAGCTTCCCTGTCTTGATAAGGTGATTGGTCAATTCATGGCCGCTATCAATGATAAAAAGCCCATTACAGACCAGCAAACAATGTGGAGGTTGTACGGTGATCCGTATTATAAAGACCCGCACATGGTTCATAAATGGTGCTATCCGGTTGCCGAACTTATCGAAATGATGGAATCGCATGGATTCAAGGACGTTCATTATGAAATGCCTAAATACCATGTTCCTGCGTGTGATATGAGAATAGTAGGTACTAAATAATGGACGAAGCGACAAGAATTTTCTACCGCAAGCACAAAAAACTATTAAGCGGAAAAGTGCTTGAGATAGGCAGCCTGGATGTGAATGGAGGACTGAGGGATATCCTTGATATATACGGCGTGGATATGCGGAAAGGGCCGGGGGTTGATCTGGTTAGCCCTGTTCAGGACTTACATAATCATTTCAAGACTGGACATTTTGATGGCTGTGTCTCTGCTGGTACGATTGAACATATAGAAGATTGGCGCGGTTTTGTACGAGTGACTTGGGATTTGGTAAAAGAGGGCGGTTATCTCGTCCTTACTATTGCATCATTGCAGAAAAAACGACATGCCTACCCTGATGACTATTGGCGCATGACAGAAGAACAAATACGGACTATTTACCCTAGGATGGAGCATTACGAAGAAATTGGAAAGAAAGCATCAGGACGATGTGTCAGTGTTGGATGGGTAGTAAAAAAAGAAGGTGAGTTAGGTAATCTGGATTTTGAACCTATCAAGATAAAATGAAGGTTACTTTTGCTGCGTTTAATTCAGAGATTGCATCATCCAGGTTAAGGGCAAAGATTCCCCAGCAAGAACTGTTAAAAATGGGGATAGAGCGCGGTAATGATGTTTTAATCTATGGAAAACACTTTCTAAGTGTAAAAGAAGTATCAGTTTGCAAAAGGTTGATATTCGATGTTTGTGATGACCATTTCGACCATCCAGAACTCGGAAAGTATTATCGTGACCATATAGCCATTGCCGATGCTGTAACCTGTAATTCTGAAGTGATGAAACAGCGAATAAAGGCTATAACAGGGCGTAACGCGATTGTAGTAAGAGAACCATACGAGCATGAGGAACTAGAGGCAGAAATCGCGCCAAGGCTATTCTGGTATGGACACAAGAGCAATTTCAAAGACCTTGAACGGATAGAGTCAGAATTAAAATATCCTTTACTAGCAATGTCGAATCATCCAAGTTGCGCAGAATGGACTCAGGAGGCTTTCGATAAAGCTATTACACAACCCTGTATCGTGATTATCCCGACAGGTGAAAAGAAAGCGAAGTCAGAGAATAGAATGGTTGAGGCGATCAGGTGCGGTAAATATGTCTGTGCCGAGCATTTGCCTAGTTATGAATCTTTCGGGGAGTTCTTTCCGTTAGGGGATATTCCAGAACACATAGAACGCGCTCTATCTAATCCGAAAGAATCAATCGAGCGGATCAAGGAAGCTCAAGCGTATATCAGAGATAAATACTCCCCGGAAACTATCGGGAAACAATGGCTGGAGGTAATATCAAATGTCACTTAGCAATTACGCTGATTTACAAACAACGGTGGCGAACTACCTGCATCGTTCAGACTTAACTTCGATGATTCCTGACTTCATCACTTTAGCCGAAGCCAAGTTGAATCGTGAGTTAAGAATCCGAGCAATGGAAAATACTGCTACGGGTACGATTGCGGCTTCTATCTCACTCCCAACAGGATATATCGGCATGAGGGGAATATCTGCCGGTTCCGGTACGTCTACATGGAATCTCACTTATACACCTGCATCAAATATCAATACTGAAACAGGAACACCTAATTCGTATTCAATCAAAGGAGATTTACTTTACTTCCTGCCTTATTCTACCGGATTCTCTTATACCATTGACTATTACAAAGCCTTCGATGCTTTGTCGGCTGGAGTGAACTGGCTTATCACTAATGCGCCAGATGTGTATCTGTATGCTACCTTATTGGAAGCTGCACCTTATATCAAGGACGATGCTCGGATAGGTACTTGGGCGCAATTATTAATAGATTCTGTAACCAGACTACAATCTGCCGATAATCGTGATAGGCATGGTTCTAACCTTGTTGTGAGGGCGGCATGATTCCATTTGTAGGATATGCTCCGGACGTATCCCCTGAAACTCCAGGGATATTCCTTGATTGTGACCAAATTATTCCAGATACAAACGGGTTCAAGGCACAAGGTTCTGCTTTGGATGTAGGTATAGACGCACTATCAGGTCAAGCAAGGGGATTTGCGGTAGTCAAGAAACTTGATAATACCAATCGAATTTTTGCTGCTACACGAACAACAATAGAAGAACTATCAAGCACCACATGGACTGATGTGTCAGCAGTGGGAGGTTACGATCTAGGAGTTGATTCTGAAGGGTGTGCCAGATTCGCACAGTTTGGTAATGTGACGATAGCTTCGGTAGGGCATAACAATTATATCCAAAGCTCTACATCTGGTGATTTCGCTGCAATAGCTTTAAGCCCAAAAGCAAAGATCATTGAGACAATAAATAACTTCGTTTTCGCTTTTAATTTCGTTGATTCCAATCACGGTTTAGGAACACTTGAGAACGGATGGTGGTGTTGTGCATTGGGTGATGAAACCGATTGGGCCCCAAGTGTAACCACTCAATGCGTTGCTGGTTCTTTTCTACAGACCGCAGGGGAGGTTGTCGCGGCAAAAAAACTAGGTTCTTACATAGTTGCATATAAGGAGCAATCCGCTTTCCTAGGTCAATATGTTGGAGTACCGGAAGTTTGGAACTGGAGCCAGTTACCCGGTCAACTTGGGGCTTTATCTCAGGAATGTGTAGTAGATGTAGGAACAGCACATTATTTTATCAGCAGAGATGACTTTCAAATGTTCGATGGTTCAAGATTTACACCTATAGGAACTCCGGTAAGACAAACATTCTTCGCTGATCTTGAACCTCAGTATCGTAACTTGATAAAAAGTATGCACGACAGGACAAACAGCCTTATTTACTGGTTTTACCCATCTATTTCAGGCGGTGGAACTATAGATAAATGTATTGTTTATAACTATAAAAAAGACCAATGGGGGCGATCCGATATAACGATTGAGGCCGCTTGTGAATATACTGCGCCTGGTGTTACTTTTGAAGGAATAGGCTCTCTTTATTCAACATGGGATGATCTTCCTACGAATATAGGTTATGACTCACAATATTGGACAGTAGAATCACCATCCCCGGCATTTATAAAAACCGACCACAAGATAAATACATTCGGGGCTTCGCCTGGAGATTCATACATACTGACCGGGCATTATGGTGATGTTTCGACATTCTCAACGGTACAAAAGATCAGACCCAGATTCGTTGTAAGTCCAACATCATCAACACTTGATTATTACCACTCAAACGAAAACGCAGATAACATGACTCAAAATATATCATCTACGCTGACGAATAATGTCTATGATTTGATATGGTCGGCAAGGTGGCATCAGGTGAAATTGAATTTCACGGGGCCAATGACTATTTCCGGCTTTACGCCTGAATTCACGGCTGACGGAAATGAATAAACTGACTCCTGATCCACGACTTCCACTGGCTCCAGATGGATATCAGAAGCAGTTAAATATAAGGTTATATGAAGTCTTACGGGATATTACAACTCAATTGAATTTATTGATAGACGGTAATTTTATAAACGTAACTACTGCTCAAAAAAATGTACTCCCTGCAACTGCTGGATTAGTTGTGTTTGATACAACACTAGGGAAACTCTGTGTTTATAACGGTAGTGCATGGCAAACGATAACCTCCGTTTAATTCATATTCCAGCAAATCAAATAGATTTCGCATGGAAAGATGGTGCAAGTTCTCTATCAGAAGCGTGTTCTGAAGAATGCACGATAGACCAGTTAAAACTTGTCTTGTCACGTGGAGAGCGTGAACTGATAAGAATGGACAATGAAACTGGAACTGTTGGTTGGGGAGTTTTCAAGATAGAAAACTATCCTAACATTAGAGTTCTTCATGTAACGAATCTTGTCGCGCATGGAGCGCATTTTGAGCAGTTCTTTGATTCACTTAAAACGATTGCAAAAGGACAGGGATGCTCACGTATCCGCTGTTCTGCGCAGCCTGCACAGGCAAGGCTTTACGCCATGAAATTAGGATTTATTCCTGTTTATATGACAATGGAAATTAATGTATTAAAAGGAGAATAACATGGGCGGCGGTGGTGGACAAAATTCGACAACGGTGCAATCTATACCAACAGAGTTAAAACCTCTTGCAACACAGTATACAAATCAGGCCATAAACCTTTCTAATACCCCTTATCAGGCTTATACAGGGAATCGGGTAGCTGATTTAAATACTACGCAAGGACAAGGAATACAGGCTATTACTGATCGTGCTGTAGGCGGTTCTGCAACGATGAACAATGCAGAATCAAATCTTAACCAAATGATGAGTGGCGGTAAAAATCCCTATCTTGAAGATATGGTAGGAAATGCCATGAAACAGGTTGGAAGCCAGGTAAATTCCCAATTCGGCGGGTCTAACTACGGTACTACGGCGAATCAGGAAACACTTGCTAATAGTCTGGGGAATACTGCTACAAGTATGTACGGGAATGCTTACAATACCGATCAGGCCAACAGACTTCAGGCTATCGGCATGGCTCCTACTTTTGGAAATCAAGCCTATCAAGATGCTTCCCAACTGTTGAATGCCGGTCAAATACAACAAGACCAAACCCAAAAGGGTCTTGATGTAGGTTATCAGGATTATCTTGCAGCACAAAATGACCCGTACAAGAAACTTGCAGCGGAAGCTGGAATATTCGGAAGTAACCTGGGGGGGACTTCTACCACTACATCTTCTGGCGGAGGGAAATAAAATGGGACTTTCTTTACTTGGATTTTTACCTGATATTCTTACAGGAAAGAAGCCTAAAAACGCATTAATGGATGCGGCAAAAACTGCTGCATTAGCGTATGGAGGATATAGTTTATTAGGCCCTGGTGCTGCATCTTCTGGATTATTGGGTTCTGGTACTGCATTACCCTCCGGTGGTATGACTGCTACGGGTACAACTTCACTAGCCGATGCTGGTCTTTTGGGTGGTGGTGGGTTATCAACTTTACCCGCAGGTGGTATGGCTACTACTGGAAGTTTATCTGCGGGTGATGCTGCTTTAATGGGTGCTAAAGGTGGCATGGATTCAGCAATATCAAGTCCAACTGCTTTACAGAGTTTTATGGGATATGCCAAACCAGTAGGAGAAGCAGCAATTGCTGCCAACTCTGTAAATAGTTTGTTAGGAGGCAATCGACAACCGCTACCTCCATCTCCTATTACTCAACCACAACCAAATGGCAATCTTAACCAGATCGTTTCAGGCAATGACCAGCAATCGCAATTTTTCCAACAGCAAAACGAACAGGAAAGAGCCAGAAGAATGGCTCTGCTTGCGCGTATGGGAGGACGATAATGGGAATCTTAGATGACTTTTCAGGATTCATAAAAACACCCGAAGGGATGGGACTTCTATCCGCTGCTTTTGGTGGAATGGCTGGAGCGCGTCCCGGTGCGCGTTTGAATAATATAGGGCGTGCTGGTATGTCCGGGTTGATGGGGTATTCACATGCTCAAGATCAACAAATGCAACTTAGTGAAGCTGAACAGATGAAGCAGATGCGTGACTTCCAGATACAAGATATACAACGCAAGCAAGCTGAAGATGAAGCAACCAGACAAGCCTTCACTGATGCTTATCAATCCCCAGGTGCTCAAGCTATCTCAATGGGAGGGAATGGCCCGACAAATGAAGCAGCGGCCATGATTCCTTATTTGAAGCCTAAAGTAGACGTAAATTCTGCTCTTGATAACCTGATGAAGGTCAATCCGATACTTGCTATGAAAATGAAGCAAAGTATGACTCCAGAACCGATAAAATTAGGTGCTGAAGAATCGTTGCTCGATCCGACTACTTATAAACCTATAGCAACAGGTATGGGTAAAACTCCTTCTTTACCATCTGCTATTCAAGAATACAATTTTTCCAAAGGTCAGGGATACAAAGGAACATTTCAGGATTACCAATTGGAGCAAAAGAAAGCAGGGGCAAGTAATGTAACCACTACTGTAATGCCACCCCAAAAACTATTTGAAAACGAGGACAAATTAAGGGACAACTATCGAAGCGAGCCAATGGTCAAGAATGCCGCAGAAATGCAAAATGCTTTTAATGTAATTGAAACGGCATATAAAACACCATCTGCTGCGAATGATTTGGCAATGGCAACTAAATATATGAAAGTGCTTGACCCGACTTCCGTTGTTCGTGAATCAGAGTTCGCGTTAGCTATAAATGCTACAGGGCTATTGGATAAGGTTTATAACTATGCTCATGCAGTTGCAACCGGACAAAGATTAAATCCTACTCAACGGAAAGACTTTTATGATTCTGCAAAAGCCATAAACGAATCATTCCAAGCAGAAAAAGCTACAGTAGGTGAGTCATACAAAAAACTTGCTACGCAGTACGGATTCAAGCCTGAAAATGTTATTTTTCAACCATCAGGTTCAAAGAAAATCCAGTCAACAGGAACGATTGATTTCAGTCAACTAAGGAAATAATCATGGATGTAAAAATGCCAGACGGAACAGTGATTACTAATGTCCCTGAAGATATTACGCAATCACAACTTCTCAGGATGGTTAATAATACCAAGATGTCCAAAACACCCGGCATGAACCCTATCGAAGATATGTCCGGGATGGATAAATTCCTTTCCGGTGCTGGCAAGGCTTTTGTTGATATAGGACGTGGTGCTGGTCAAATTGTAGGTATGAATGATCGAGCCAGTGTAGATGAATCTCGCGCTTTAGACGAACCATTGATGAAAACTGGTGCAGGTATTTCCGGTAATATAACTGGAAATATAGCAGCCTTTGCGCCTTTAGCTGCTGTTCCTGGTGCGAATACTGTTGCTGGTGCTGGCCTTACAGGATTATTGATGGGTGCTTTACAGCCTGTTGGAGAAGAAGATTCAAGGCTTAAAAATACCGCCATAGGTGGGGCTTTTGGTACTGTCGCACAATATGGTGGAAATAAGCTAGGTAGTGCATTACAGAGACGCGCTACGGAAAAAGCCACAAGACTTGCTTCTGAAGCATCTAAAAACTCAATCCGTGATGCAACATTAAAAGAAGCGCAATCTGCCGGATATACCGTACCACGTTCTTTATACAATCCATCCTTTACCAGTAATCGTTTGGAAAGTCTTGCTGGTAAGGCTGCGACAAAGCAACAATCAGCAGCGATGAATCAGGACATTACCAATTCTTTAGCCAAGAAAGCCCTTGGCGTGGCTGATGACACTCCTCTTTCCATAACAACGCTTGAGAACATCAGAAAAACCGCTTCCAAGCCTTACCAAGAGATAGCGGCAATGTCTCCACAGGCAAAGATTGATCTTGAGGATCTTAAACAAGCCAGAAACGATGCTCAAGGATGGTTTAATGCTTATAACCGTTCTGCCAGTCCTGCTGATTTAACCAAGGCAAAGGAATTCAGGGGTATAGCCGATGGATTGGAAAAATCTCTTGAAACACATGCTTTACAAGCAAATCGCCCTGATTTGTTACCATCGTTGGCTAATTCAAGAAAACAGATAGCCATGACATATACGGTACAAAGGGCATTAAATGATGCTACTGGTGACGTATCCGCTCCGGTGATCGGACGTTTATTCGAAAAAGGTAAGCCATTGTCAGGTGGACTCGAAACAATTGGTAAATTCAGAAGTGCTTTTCCTCAAGTATCTCAAGCCGGGGCTAAGATACCTGCTCCAGGTGTAAGTAAGTCAGAAGCCCTTGCAGGGGCTTTATTGGGTACTGGAGGGGCTGCAATTACTGGCAATCCCATAGGGGCGACAGCGGCTTTGCTGCCGCTTGCAAGCCATCCTGCTCGATACCTTGCCTTATCTAAGGCATTACAGAAGGCTCCAAGTTACGCTCCCGGAATAACGAACAAAGCTTTGAAGAAAATTGATCCTGAGACACTATCATTGATAACAAGATTGTTAATGGCTCCTACCATTACAGGGGCAACAAGATGAGTCCCTGGATGATAGCCATACTGTTAAAACCTTTGGGATTGATTGTACTGTTTGGGATTGCGTATTATGTTAAATGTCTTGTCTTTAAACTTCCTGAAGGCAAATTAAAGAAAATCCTATTTTTAAGTTGGAGAATATAAATGCCAGTCCCGACATCAGTAAGCGATCTAAACTCAACTGCATCCAGTAATTCCCCGGCTGGAACAGATGCCATTGGAACTACGCTTGATGATTATATCCGCGCACATGCCTCGATTATCAGGCAGGTTAGTGATGCAAAGGCCGATCTTACCTCCGCAGTTTTGGTAACTCCAAACCTGGGTACTCCTTCTGCTGGTGTT